TAAATCCTACAATATTATCTACAGAAATTTGATTTAAATTAGTATCTATGGAACTAACTGTCCCTGTTCCTTCAATTACCTGTTGTTCTCTTTTCAGAATATGAAAAGTATCTCCAACTTTTAGGTTAGACTTATCAATAGGTGCTCTTAATGTATAAGTTGTTCCGACAATATCAACTTGAAATTTTGATGATGTATTATATTTCCAAGAATTAGCAAATACTTCCTTATAATTTGAATTATCGTTTTTAATTTTTTCACCAACATTCTTTACAAAAATATTTTCTCCCTCATTAACAAGACTAATATCAGATATAGGGACTAATTCAGAAAGAACTCCTGTTATTCTAAGATCAACTCTTTTTGATAAATCACCATTCTCATATCCAAAAATAGTTTCATTTGATCTAATATCATCAGCAGTGTTTATTTTTACACCAACACCTGTACATCCGAAGAACTGATTAATTGTTTTAGATGTATAATCAATATTATTTTGTCCACTAATTAAAGTTCCTGTTGCACCAAATCCAACTGTGGAGTCTACTGATATAACATTTCCGTTAACTGAAACATCTGTTAGTGCTTTTGTTTTGCCTGGTACAGTAAAAACACCTTCAATTAAGTCACGATCACTAAATCCAACAAATAAAGAAATTTTATAATATGTTTTTTGATCTCTTTTTAAAATTTCAACTTCTGATACAGATGCATTTGTAGAGGTATCTGTTGATTTAAATATTGTTTGTCCAACTAAGTTTTGTGGGTCTCTTGTAGATGAAATTAAATCAGCTACGATTACTTCTCTTCTTATAAATTCTGCTCCAGAAGGTTTTATTAAATTTCCCTCAAGGTCAAGGATAGTTGTCTCAACACCATATAATACTTTAAATAAAATTCTTACAGATTCTTCTATACCTTTTGACTGATAAAATGATCGAGCAAATTTTACAAAGTTACCTACATCTAAATTTGTATCAAAATCATTATCTTCTAAACCTGGTAAAAATGTTCTTTTAAGTTTCTTATAAAATTCTTGTAAAAATAAAACTGACAAATTGGTAATTGTACTACCAGAGCTATGAGATGCTGCAGATGTGCTCTCAAAAACTAAATTTTCTCTATTAATTTCAAGTAATGAAGAAGATATGCCAACATTGTAACCTGATATTCCACTGAACCCACGAATACATCCTGTAAAAGATGTAGATGTGATACCAGTATAAGATATTATTTCGTCATCTATTTTTAGAAGACCGTATTCTGAAGGAAATCCCTTTGTACTTGGAACTGTTATTGTAGTATCAGTTTCTGAAAAATCTGATGAAACACTTGTGGTACCAGTAACAACTTCAGGAACTAAATTATCAGACTTAAGATATTGATCAAAGTTTGTAATTAAATCACTAGGTCCACCTTGAAATTCTTGTGAAATATAATATTGCTTTAAAAACTCAGTGGCATTTGGAAAATCAGTTACCAAAAATTCTGGCAATTGATTCTCAATAATAGTATTGACTTTTATTCTTTTGTCAATTTGTGACATAAATTATTTCCTCTCTAAATCTCCATTCGAGTAACTAGAGGTATAATAATCTCTCGTAAATACAACACCTGAAACATCTTCACCTGAAGCGATTACATCCTTAAACGTATTTATTGTGCTTTTTGAAACGTCAAAACTTAAATACAAATCTTTCAATCCCACCACATCATTTGATTCAGGAAATGCTTGAACTTCAATAATATTATTTTGTGAATCTGTAGATGTTATATTAATTGTATTTAATATAATTTCACCTTTTTTATAATCAACAATACCTGCATCTTTTATTAATATTTGTTGATTATCTCTTTGATTTTTAAAAACTACACTTAAAGTCCCTTTCATTGATCCGTCAAGATTTCCTGCAGCATCTTTATTTGGAACATCTGTTAAAAATGCAGTTTCATTTGAACCAGAAACTGTGAAACCAGTGCTTTTTATATTAAAACCAGCAGGATTGATATAAAAACGATTACCAAAACATAATTCATATTGTGCAAATTGATTTAATAATGCTTTCATGTCTCTCCTAATAATAACCTTTGTTATATTTGAGGTAATTCCATTATTAATACGATCAATCAGTGTATTAATTTTACTATATTTAAATCTTCCACCAAATTTGTTTATTTCAATATTATTTGAATAATCACTCAATCCAGAAATAATTGATGATCTTAAATTACTTGACGAAGAAATTGATGAAGGGTTGTAATATATCGTAGAGTTAATTTCCACATATAGTATTTTTAAATCAACTATCTCAGAATTAATACCAGCAATAGCGTAATTCTTTAATTTGTTCTTTATCAGTGTTTTATCAAAATCTGATATATAAGTACCACCTTTAGGTTTTATACTTATTTGAACTTGACCAAACTTTGGTGGGTCTAATTCTTCTCCACCGATCACTGCAACTGATTCAGTTTTTGGGTAAATATCTTGAATTATTGCTTCATAATCTCTTGGTGTAACTGCTCTATACTGTGCTGAGTAAAGTCTTGGAGCAAAATACTTAATAGACGACACATCTTCGACATCGGCACCGTTAGAAGCGTTTGTAACAGTAGTTACGTTAATTGTATCTGAAGGAGTAAATATATTTCCGTCACTTTTTGTAAATGTTCCTTGGAAACTAAAATTAGTAGCACCATTTCCATCAAAACCTTCTGTCACAATGTATCTTGCGGTAATAGTCGATCTATTTTCAAGTGCTTTACCGAAAAGACCATCGCCAAATAATATTTCATATTTCTCGTCTTGAACTTCTTGTGCTAGATAAATTTCAGAGTTTTTGTTGATATTTAAAATATTATCAACCATAGAATATTTTCTACCAATAGATGTATCATTCTCTCCAGATACAAAAACCCTTAAGGTTGAACTATCAATATTTGGACTGTCGATTATAAAACGTTGTTTGATTGAAGTATCAACACTGTAAACACGAATTAATGATGTTCCTTCATAAACAGTGATTGGATCATCAAATTGTGCGAAAGAAACTCCATTTATATCAATAACTCTTGTAGAAGTTATCTCATCAGTTATTGAGAATCGATATGTTGTATTTTCTGATGCACCAACACAAACAAGTCCAGAACGTAGAGTTAAGAACCTTGGAGTGCTTGCATTTGTATTACCTAAACTTATATCACTTATTTTGATTGATGCTGTTGCAGCGGTTTTTGAACGGGGTACATAACCAATATTACGGGCAAGAGATACAACATTCTCTCTTATTGTAGCAGAGTCTAAAAATGACTCATTTGCAACTAAATTTGCATTGAATGCATTAATATATGTATTATAAGCAAGTGTATCAATTAAAACTGAGAAGTTAGAACCCTCAAAATCAAAATCTGTAAAATTTGAGTTTGAACGAAGAAAATCTTTAATTTGTACTTTGATACCATCAAAGTCTAGATTTGTAAATTGAGTAAAGGGCATATTATCTCGTTGGTTCTAATATAAAGGTAAATGACTGTACAGGAGCATCCAATCCTACTATTTCAAAGAATACAGAAACCTCAAACTCATTACCATCTGGGTTTGCATTCACTTGAACTCCAACATTTGTAACTCTTGGTTCATAATTATCAAGCACTTCACGTACTTGGTCTTCAATAATCATCACAGATGATCTTTCAAAGTTATTAAAAAGAGTATCACGTATATCTGTACCTAGTAATGAGTCAAAAAATCTCTCTGTTGGTATAGTTTCGACCAAATTACGCACTGATCTGACGATTGCTCTCTCATTCGCAAGAATTGGTAAGTCTTTTGTCACTGGATGAGGTGTAAAAGACAGACTAATATCCTTAAATGCTCTTGATTTGCGTTGAATCGCCATTATTGATGCTTTTAGATTTATTTATACCCTATCTTGCATAATCATTCATTACATAATCATCACTATCAAAGTATTCAAGTACCCAAAAGGCAACACAACGTGGATTTTTCGCTCCACAAGTAAAAATATCGAATGCAACACAACTTTTTTCTGGCCAAGTATGGCAAGAAAGGTGACTTTCTCCCAAAGTTATGGTACAAGTCACTCCTTGAGGTTCAAATTGATGAGAATAAGTGTTTAAAACCTGTAATCCTTCGATTTTACAGGCATCAACGCACACTTGTTCAATTTTTTCCTTGTCATTTAACTTTTCAAAGGGCACATTATACACTTCAACGTGTAAATGAGTGCCCATGTGAGCATTTTTTACGTGTTTCATCCGAATTCTGGTTCAAATGGTTTTCTATCGTCAGTTTTTTTCCTTTCTTTTGCTGTTTTCCAGAAATAATTCTCTTCTGAACCCAATCCATCACGATCATGACCGTTTTCAACCTGATAATACACTGTTGAAACCTTAAAATCGGGCACATTTGGTGTTTCTGGAGTAATACTGTTGTCGTAAATTCTCATTCTGTTGTTTGGATAGAGACAAAACTGCCCATTATCCAATTCTAAGAGGTTATGAGACTTATGTTCAGCAGGTTGTTCACTCGTTGAGTAGTCTACAGCGTCTACATCGGAGTGATAATTGTCTAAAGTGCAAATATAAGTGCCTGTTTGGTTGCCAAAGTCTCTTGTATACACTTCATAGTGCATTGAACCGATAAATTGCTTCTGAACTGCGATGACTCCATAGTCCATACAGTTCCAAAACTGTAAATTATGCAGCGTCATATCAGGATCGGGTATCTCAGGAGACGAGAGAAAAGCGGATATGGGCAATTTATCAAACATCGCAGCATATTCGGGCAAATAAGTCTCAAAATAAAAGGCACGACCAGGAATACTCTTAGCCGATACCCAAACTCCTTTTACAAACTCACCATGACCACT